CCGTGGGAGTACGAACACGAAGAGATTCTGACCCTGTGCAATTCGTGCCACGAGGTCGAACATCGCGAAGGTGACGACGCGTGGCGGATTGTTCGATCGGTGGCCGCGCACCGTGGTGCGCTTGGCGGCAACGTCTACGGGCTTGCGGACGCCTTTGCGGCAGCGCCGAACATGACAGACCCGGAATGGGCCGGGCTGTATTCCTGCATCGCAATCCTGCTGCGCATGCGTCGCGACGGCAAGAACTTGCGCGACCTTGCGCGTCAGCTTGATGATTTGTCGCGAGATTGGGATGCGGGGCGCGACGACGAAGGATTCGATGCGTGGGTGCTCGCAAACCAGCGGGGCGCGGCATGAACGCACGCGAGCTGGCCGAGCGTCTTGCAGAACAGGCTGCTGACGTTGCCGCGATGCTCCTGCCCAACGGCAAGCGTCACGGCTCGGAATGGAAGGCCGGGTCAGCGTCTGGTGAGGCGGGAAATTCGCTGTCGGTACGCCTCACCGGCGCCAAGCGTGGCGTCTGGAAGGACTTCGCGACGGACCAGGGTGGAGACCTGCTAGACCTGTTCGCGGCCCGTAGGGGCTGCGGAATCGGCGAGGCGATGCGCGAGGCCGCCGCGTACCTTGGCGTGGCGCTCGACGCTCCCCTGAAGCCGCAGCGCACCTTTGCTCGCCCGCCGCGGCCAGAGGGCAGCCGACCGAAGTCGCGCGTATCGGCGTGGCTCGCCGGGCGCGGTCTGACAGACGAGACAATCGCGGCATTCAGACTCGCAGGAAACGCCGACGACTCGGCGGTGCTCATGCCGTACATCCGCGACGGCGAATTGGTGAACATCAAGACACGGCTGCTCGCCGAAAAGAAGATGTGGCAGGCCAAGGACTCGGAGCCGTGTCTGTTCGGCTGGCACCTGATCGACCCGAAACTGCGTTCGGTGTGCATCACCGAGGGCGAGATCGACGCCATGACGCTGCACCAGGTTGGAATACCGGCCCTGAGCGTCAACCAGGGCGCCGGCAATCATCAATGGATCGACTCGGACTGGGAACGGCTGCAGCGATTCTCCGACATCGTGCTGTGCTACGACGACGACGACGCCGGGCGCAAGGGCGCGCGTGAAGTCGCCAACCGGCTCGGGCTGGATCGCTGCCGGCTGGCGAAGTTCCCGACGAAGGATGCCAACGAGTTCCTGTTGGCCGGCGCCAGCGCGGAGGATTTCGCGTTTCACGTGAAGGACGCGCGCCCGATCGATCCGGACGAACTCGTGTCGGCGTCGATCTTCGTCGACGAGGTGATCGCAGACCTGTACACGCTTGCCGATACGCCAGTCGATCCCGTACTGCACGTTGGCGTCGATCACGAGTGGTTCAGGTTTCGACCTGGTGAAGTGTCGATGTGGACCGGCTACAGCGGCCACGGCAAGAGTCAATTCCTCGGACAGGCCATGCTCGGGCTGATGCGCGGCGATGAACGCGTGCTGATTTTTTCCGGCGAAATGATGCCGAAGAAAATCATGTCTCGGTTGACGCGCCAGGCGGCAGGATGCGGCGAACCGACGATCTCGTACATTCGCCAGGTCAACCGCTGGTTCGATGATCGACTGTGGCTGTATCGACACGTCGGGCAGGTCGATAGCGGCAGGTTGCTCGAGGTGTTCGCCTACGGGGCCAGGCGCTATGGGATTCGGCACTTCGTCGTCGATTCGCTGATGATGCTGGCCGACGTTCCGGAAGAAGGCAAGGGCGCGTTGGAGGCGCAACGGCAGTTCATGTCGCGCGTCGTGGCGTTCGCCAAGCAATTCGCCGCCCATGTCAACGTGGTTGCCCATCCACGTAAGGCCCAGGACGAAAAATCCGGGCCCGGAAAATTGGACGTGTCCGGCTCCGGAAAGCTCACGAACATGGCCGACAACGTGCTCAGCGTGTGGGCCAGACTGCGCGAGGAAACCGAAGAGGATGACGGCTCGCCCGACGCGAAGATTGAGTTGCTCAAGCAACGCAACGGCGAGGCACAGCACCGAGCGCTCTATCTGTGGTTCGACCAGAAAAGTTTGCAGTACTGCTGCACCAGCGCCAGGCGCACGAAGCAGTACACGCCAACCGAAGAAGCGGAGTTTGCACGGTGATTCTCGATCCGGATTTCCTCGACCACTGGAAGACCAGATTGCTGATTGACCTGCTCGGCGGTGACGAATGCGCGCCGCTGTATGTCATTCGGATATGGGGGCATTGCCAGTCGCGCCGCGCCGTCGAGTTCGGCATCGCACCTATCGCGCTCAAGGCGATCTGCCGCGCGCCGCACGATGCCGTGGCGTTCGAGGCGGCGATGATCGAGGCGGGATTCGTCGAGCGCGACGGACCGACGCTGCGTGTCCCGAAGTGGGCCGAGCACAATCCCAAACTGGTCGCAAACTGGCGAAATGGCGGTGCAGGAGGTCGCCCAACCAAGGGAAATGCAAAACCCAATGGAAACCCAACAGGAACCCAACAGGAACCCAATGAAAACCCAACAGGAACCGAATCCGAGATTGGGGTAACCCAACGGGAACCAGTAGGGGAGGGTAGGGTAGGGGAGGGAAAGAAACACCCTTGCGCATCTGGCGATGCGCGTCGGCCGAAATCCGCCACGACGAGCGAAGGCTTCGAGCGGTTTTGGTCGGCGTACCCGAAAAAACGCAGCAAAGGCGATGCCGAAAAAGCGTGGCGCACGCTCAAGCCGGACGCAGCGTTGCTCGGTCGGATCTTGCAGGCCGTAGAGGTCGCGAAAACTCGCGATGACTGGCGCAAGCTCGATGGGCAGTACGTGCCGTTCCCGGCGACCTGGCTGCGGGCGAAGGGATGGGACGACGACGATCGGCGGGCGCCATCGCCACAGGGCGAATGGTGGGTCCGTGCAGGCTACGGATCGCGCGACGTTGCGCTGGCCGCTGGCGCGAAGGAGGTCGCTTGACCTGCGCCCACTGCCGCTGGTCCGAGCGTCGCGACACCGGCGTGCTCTGGTGCGTCCTGCTGCGCTCGCCGGCTCAGGGCGTCTGCGGCGGATTCGAGCGCGAGCCAGGAGCGGACGACGATCGGAGCGCGTCTTGACCTGCCAGACCTGCGAGGAGGAGCATTGATGCCGGGTAGACGATTCGGCGAGACGCCGGCCGATGTGGCGCTAGTCGCGGCGACCTTCAGATACGAGCCATCGTCCGGGACGGTTCTTCGGATCGACTCGAGATCGACCAAGCCGGTGCGAAAGAAAGCTCGGGTCGGTGCGCGCACCGTCCGCGTGCACGTTCTTGTTTGGCTGTTGTGCAAGGGAGCGATCCCGGTCGGGTTTGAAATCGACCACGCTGACCGGGACGACTCGAACAACAGAGTCGAGAACCTGCGTTTGGCGACGGGCTCGGAAAATCAGCGTAACCGAGGCGCCCAAAGGAACAACACGACCGGCTTCAAAGGGGTGAGTTTCGACCGGCGAACGAAGCGGTACTCCGCATCAATTGCCGTACACGGGAGGCAGATCTGGCTCGGTCGGTTCGATAGCAAGCAAGCTGCGGCGCGCGCGTATCAGGATGCGGCGCGCCTGCATCACGGCGAGTTCGCGTGCCATGCGTGAACAGATGTGCATCGATTGCCGCCATGCCACCGCGCACCCGATCCGCGTGATCGAGCACCTGGTCTGCCGCCACCCGCGCGCCTACCGGCCGCACGGCGTGCTGCCTGCCACGTCGGCGGTGCTGTCGAGGACGGACGGCCGCTGCTGGGAGCGCCGGCCGTGAGCATGCGCTGGACCGACGATCAGTACGCCGACTGGCAGCGCCGGCACGCTCATGCGGCGACCACCACGGCGGCGCCACGGGCCGATTGGCAGGCAGGCAATGGGGTGGTAGCCACGCGGTCAGAAAACGCGTCTACGGGCCGGAAATTCAAGTCGAAGGCCGAAGCCCGCTACGCCCTGCACCTCGACGCGCTCAGGCTGGCCGGCGAGATCAGGGCCTGGGACTACGAAGCCCTGACGCTGGTGGTCGGCAGGGCCGGCAGCATGGTCACTCGCTACACCCCGGATTTCACCGTCGAGGATCGCGACGGCCGGATCGAGCTGCGCGAGGTCAAGGGCACGTACATCCGCGAGGACGCGCGGGTCAAGCTGCTGTCCGCCGTGCGCCAGTGGCCGGGATTTCGCTGGATGCTGGTGATCGACCGGCGCGGGACGTTTTCGGAGGAATGGCTTTGAGTCAGATTACCCACTGCCCCGGCCGCATCGATCACGGCTACTCGATCGCCAATGGCGCCGGCATCGAGCACGTCGTGCGTGATCTGGCCGGGCGCGGAACGCCGCGTGTGAATCGCGTCGCACCGTGCAAGGAGCACATCCTTGGCTGTCTACGCCGCCGGTGCATGAGCGCAACGGAGGTCGCTGAGATCACCGGCATGCAGCTTCGCGCAGTGCGCCAGGCAGTCTACGAAATGCGCGTGATGGGCATGGTGCATGTCTCGTACCGTACTATTCTGGCGTATGAAATGACTGGCCCAGGTCGCAGGAGGCACATTGTGAACCACTATCGAGCGAGCATGTGATGGTGATGCGCACAGCGCACACAATAAAAAAAGTCCAGGCTGCTTTTTTGGAGGCGCTTGGACAGACCGCAAACGTCTCGGCGTCATGTCGCAAGGCAAAGCTGCCGCGCAAAACCGCATACGACTGGAGATCTGACGATGCGGATTTTGCGACCGCATGGGACGCCGCACTGGATCTCGGCACGGACTCGCTCGAGGACGAGGCGGTGCGTCGCGGCTCAGAGGGCACGCTCAAGCCGGTCTACCAGGGCGGCAAAAGGGTCGGCACGGTACGCGAGTACAGCGACACGCTGTTGATTTTTATGCTCAAGGGTCGCCGACCGGAGCGGTTCAAGGACCGCGTTGCGAGCGAACATTCAGCCCCTGGCGGTGGTCCGGTGCAGCTTGAGCACCGGCATTCCGTGTCCGATGAACGACTCGAAGCTATCGCCACAAGAAGCGGCGGCTGAACTTCTGCGCCGCCGGCGGGCGCGCGCCTCGCTTGTCGCGTTCGCGAACGCAATCGACGTGCCGGGAAAACCGGCGAGCGACGATCCGGACGAATGGCTGTTTCAACCGATCGAATCGAGCGTAGCGGCGCATCATCGGCTGCTACTGGAAGCGATCGAGCGCACAGCGGCGAGGCCGCACGGGCGGCTGATGGTGTTCATGCCTCCGGGTAGCGCAAAATCGACTTTTGCGAGTGTTGTGGCCCCTGCGTGGCTGATGGGCAAACACGCAGGCTATCGGATTATCCTGGCGTCCTACGGATCTGATTTGGCCCGCAGGCACGGACGCCGCGCGCGACAAGTATGCAAGCAGTCGGGCTATGTGGCGGTTTTCAACGCCGGAATATCGGCCGACACGTCAGCGGCGGACGAATGGGCGCTCACGAACGGAAGCGAATACCTGGCCGGTGGAATCCTGTCAGGCATCACGGGCAACCGCGCGCATGGATTGATCATCGACGATCCAGTAAAGGGGCGCGACGAGGCCGACAGCGCGGTGGTGCGCAAGAAAACGCTTGAGGCATATCAAGATGATTTGTTGACGCGTCTGGTGCCAGGTGGATGGGTGGTGCTGGTGCAAACACGCTGGCATGAGGCGGATCTCGCCGGGTCGATCCTGCCGGAAAAGTACGACGGTCGCTCCGGAGTGGTTGAATGTCGCGACGGACAAAGGTGGGAGGTTCTATGCCTGCCGGCCGAGGCCGAGCGTGACGATGATCCGCTCGGGCGCGAGCGCGGGCAAATGCTCTGGCCGGAGTGGTTCGATGACCAGCACTGGTCGAATTTTCGCAGTAATCCGCGTACGTGGTCCTCGCTGTATCAGCAGCGCCCGGCGCCGGAAACGGGCGGCTATTTCGATGTGCCGAAAATCGGAACATTCGGCGTGGCGCCGCGAGGCATGGTCGTTATCGGAGCGTCGGATTACGCGGTAACAGAGGACGCAGGCGACTATACAGAACACGGTATCGTCGGAGTGGATCACGAATACCGCTGGCACGTATTGGACTGGTGGCGCGAGCGTGCGAGTTCTGACGTGTGGATCGAGCGCCAACTAGACTTGATTGAGAAATGGTCGCCCGCGATATGGTTCGGAGAGGCTGGCGTTATTCGGCGGGCGGTCGAGCCGTTTCTCGTCAAGCGGCTCCAGCAGCGCCAGATCACGTGCTGGATCGAGTGGTTGGCGTCGATCCATGACAAGCCGACGCGGGCGCGCTCGCTCCAGGCGCTGGTGGCGTCCGGTTGGCTGTGCGTACCGGATGGCAGGCCGTGGGTTGCCCAGTTGCTGGATCAGATGCAGTCGTTTCCGGCCGGCGCATATGACGATGGGGTAGACGTCCTGTCGCTGGCGGCGCGCGGAATGCAGCGTTTCGGCAAGGGCCTGGTGCCGCAAGCGCCAGCTGCGCCGCCCGTGCGTAGCGTGTTCGGCCGGCTTCCGGCGCGCGTGCTCGATGCGCCGGATGAACCGCCGCGCAGCCGCTACCGCGTTTAGTGGACTGACTCAATTAGGCTCCGGTATCAACGCCGGATGCGACTCATTGCCGACCTGCGCGCGCAGCGCCCGAGCCTGGACGTTGCGCAGATTGCTGCACTCGTTAACCCGCGTGCGCGATTCGAAGGCTACGACGAACTGCACGACGAACGTGGCGAGACACGGCGTTTTCGTGTCTATACCGTCGATGGTTACCTCTACGATCGCCAGCCGATCCTGGTGCCGGCGACGCTTTCCGCGCTCGCAGCAGACACGCTCGCTCACGACGGCCTTGCGTCGACGATCGACGCGGCGCGACTGGCGCTAAGCGCGATAGCTCCGGACGCGGAATTGCACGCTCGCGAGACAGATTCGCAGGGTTTGAGCGGCGAGCAGCGCGCGCTGGTCGAGCGTGTATTGGCTGATCACACGTGACAGAGCAGGAATCGCCGGACCTCGATCCGCGCACGCTAGCGCAGATCCGTGATCTGCAGAACCGGATCGATAATGCGATCGAGGATAACCGTGAGCGTCGCAAGAACGTCGAGCGATTGCGCCGGTACGTGAGGGGCGTGCAGCACACCACGAACGGGACGATTGACCCCGAGGAGGTGCGTGCGAATCTGGTGCTGGGCATCATCCAGACGCTGCTGCCGTTGTACTACGCACGCGATCCGGAAATCGAGGTGTCACCCGAGGAACAAGTTGAGGACGCCTCCTACGGTGCGCTGGATGGGTTTTGCAAAACGATGCAAATCGTGCTCGGGCGGCTGTTCGTGCGCGGAGCTGGACTGAAGCGGCGCATCACGCGAACTGTGGTGAGCGCCATGACTGGTGGAGTGGCGTGGCTCAAGGTGTCGTACCAGCGCGACTACCAGCGAGATCCTGTGATCATCAATCGCATTGCGGACGCGCAGGACAATCTCGCGCGGATCCAGTCGCTTGCGCGCCAAGTCGAGGACGATCCTGCCGGGCATGAGGCGCAGGCCGAGGAATTGCGCCAGCAGATCGAGGCCCTGCAGCAGCAGGTTGAGGTGCTGGTGGAGGAAGGTCTGGTCGTGGATTTCGTGAACGATGATGACATCTTCATTCTGGACGACGCGCTCACGACATTCTCGGAGTACCCGCTTGCGGCTGCGATCGCGCATCGTGTCTGGATGACCTGCGAGGACTACGAAGATAGATACGGCAAGAAGCCGACCGGCACGAAATACGCAGACAAACGGGAGTCACAAGAGGGCCAGTCCAAGAGGCGCGGCGCCAAGCAATTTGTGCAGGTCTATGAGGTATGGAATCGGCGTGCACAGACCATCTACACGATGTGCCTGGGCGCAAAAGAATGGGCGCGCGATCCGTATCGGCCCGAGCGCGCGGGCCGGCGCTGGTATCCGTTTTTCGGGCTGTACTGGAACGAGGTCGACGGACAACTCTACCCGTTGTCTGACGTGGAGCAGTGGACCGGGTTGCAGGACGAGTACAACTCGATGCGTACGCAACTAGCGCAGGCGCGTCGCGAGAATCGTCCGGGCTGGGCGTACCGCAAGGGTGGCGCGATTACTGACCAGGATCTGCAGGCGCTAGCAAATCGCGGCGGACGTCAGTTCGTCGGCATCACGACCAACGGCAGCGCGTCGCCGCTCAATGCCGATCTGATGCCAATCCCCGGCGTGCCGATCGATGCGATCAGCTACGACGCAACGCCTATCCTGCGTGACCTGGAGCAAACGAGTGGGGCGAGCGATGCGAGTCGCGCGACGATCCAGAAGGCCAAGACTGCGACAGAAGCGGAAATCCAGAACCAGGGGATGCAGTCGCGCACGGCGTATCGCCAAGGCACGCTGGAGGATTTCATCGGCGACATGGCTGCGCATGCTGCACAGGTGCTGCTGCTGGAGCTTGAGCCGGCGCAAGCGCAACGCATCGCAGGGGCCGGTTCCGTGTGGCCGGTTGTTTCGCGAGCCGATGCCTACGAACTGATTTCGATCCGCATCCGTGCCGGGTCGACCGGCAAGCCAAACCAGCACCAGGAACGCGAAGCCTGGGTGCAGCTTGCACCTCAGCTATTGCAGTTCATCCAGCAGATCGCGCAGTTTCGGCAGATTGGGATGAACGATCAAGCCGATGGGCTGATGGCGCTGCTGCGCGAGACGCTGCGCAGGTTTGATGAACGGCTGGATCTCGAGCAGTTTTTCCCGCGCACGCAGCCGATGATGATGCCAGCGCCTGGCGCATCGATGCCGCAACCCGGCTTACCTGCTGCTGGGCCTCCGCTTCCCAACCCGGGCGCAAGCGCGCCCATGCAACCACCAGGAGTTTGATATGGCCGGTTCACTTGCAACTATCGCGCTCGCCGCGACCAACGACGCCCCTGCTGTCTATCCGGTCGAATCCGGGACCGTGGTGCGACTCATCACGGCGGACAGTTCCACAGCGAAGCTGGAAATCTCGTCGGACGGCTGGAATTGGCGTCCGTGGGCGTTCGGTACGCAGGCCGCGTCGACCACGAACAACCAGACAATGACCAGCAAAGCGCTAGTGCGCGCAACGGCTGTCACCGGCACGGCGACGTTCGAGATTGACAAGGCCGCCACTGCCGAGCCGAGCGCTCGCGTACTGGTCGGCAAGGGATCGCCACTAAATGCCGTTATTGCGCCGCTGGGCACGCTCTACCTGCGCACCGACGGCGCGGCGGCCACGACGCTGTACCTCAAAACGACCGGCGCGGACGCGGCTGGCTGGACGGCGGTAACCTCGGCGTAAGGAGTTGGACATGGATGATGAAGTCGATCCGCAACTGGAGGGCGATTCGTCGCCTGCTGAGGGCTCGGCGCATGACGACACGCCGGAACCGCAAGAGTCGATGTTGGATGCGATTCGCGAGGCGGTAGGGGCTGATGATCAGGACGAGGCCGGCGAAGGCGACGAATCCAGGGTGCGCGGGCCCGATGGCAGGTTCGTCTCGAAGGACAAGCCTCAAGCGCCAGCTGGCGAAGAATCCAAGCCGGAAGGCGCCGCAGCCAGAGCGGCATCGCCACCCGACAAGCCTGCCGTGGACCAGCTCACCGAGCCGGAGGGCCTGCGCCCCGAGGCCAGCGAGCGGTTTCGTGCGCTGGTGGCAACGATCAAGGAACGCGACACCGAACTAGAGACGGTTCGCGCGCAGGCAACGCAACATCAGCAGGTGGTCGATGGATTTCGGCAGATGTTGGCCGATTCTCAAGCGAGCGATCAGGAATTCCTGGCACTGCTGAACTTCGCCAAGGCGGTCAAGACCGGCAACTGGCAAGCTACCGAGCCGATGCTTGCGCATTTGACGCAGCAGTACCGTGTGGCAACCGGGCGCGATCTGATGGGTGCTGATCCGTTCGCGCAGCATCCGGACGTGGCGCAGGCGGTGCAGTCGGGACAGATTACGGCTGAGATCGGCACGCAAATCGTGCGTTCACGCCAGGTGCTCGCCGAGAACCAGCGCCAACAGGTCACGCGTGAGGCGCAGCAGCGTGAGGCGCAGGCAACCGAGCAGGCGATCCAGGCGAACTCGGCTTCTGTCGCGGCGCTGGTGGCGGGCTGGGAGAAGTCGGATCTGGACTGGCCGAGGAAGCGCGAAATCATTATCGAGCAAGCGAAGGTGATCGGCTCGACGTTGCCACCGCAGCACTGGGAGGCCGCGATCAAGGCGCAGTACGAGGCGGTCACGCGCGCCATGCAGGCCGCCTCACCCGCCATCAAGCCCACGTCGGCCACGCCGCAGCCGCTGCGGCCGTCAGGCGCCTCCGGTGGTCAGCGCGAGCCCACCTCGATGCTGGAAGCCGTGCAGGGCGCACTCGGAGGGGGCTGATGCCCTTGCCGGGCTCGCTCATGCCGCCTGGCCTGTGGGACGCCGCAAAGCAGTACCTGCCCGGCGCCATTTCTGGTTCGCAGCGTGACAAGGTGGACTGACTCAATTCGGTTCTGACAGCCTCCTTGGTGACCGTAACCGGATTCGTCTACCGGGAGCGCCCGAACCTATCGGCTGAATGCGGCTCGCCACCGCGAATCGGAGCGTGAAAGCCCTTCGTTCGCACTATTGGAGCCAACATGCCATTTACCGTCCAACAACTCGCCGACGCGGCCAAGGTCGCGCTGGACTATCACTTGAAAAATAACCCGGTCGATCAGATCGAGATCGACCGGCCGTTTCTGAAGGCCATGCAGTCGCGCAAAGCGGAGTTCCCGGGCGCGAAGGAATACGTGGTTGAGCAACTGCGCTACCGCTACCAGAGCAATTTCCAGTGGTATCGCGGGTCGGGCCAGGTTTCGTACAACGAGCGCCAAACGATCGAGCAGTGCAAGTTTCCGTGGCGCTCGGCGCACGACGGCGTGATGATCGATGAGGATCGCCTGAACCAGAACGGGATCGTGACAACCGAGGATCGGCAGGCGAGCGCGTCGCAGGCCGAGGTGATCCAGTTGACGAACCTGCTCACCGAGACCAACGAGACGCTGCGCCTTGGCTTCGAGGAAAAATTCTCAGCCGCGATTCAACTGGATGGCACGTCCTCGGCCGATGCCATCGCCGGGCTCGATTCGCTTGTGTCGATCGCCGATGCTCCGACCGCCGCCGGTCAGCGAGTAGTGGGCGGTATCGACGTGTTTACCAATCCGTGGTTCGACAACAACCGCAAGACGGGACTGGCGTCCGCCACGATCCTGGGCGGAATGGAAGAGATGTGGCGCGCCTGCGTGCGCACCGGTGGGCGTCCGACGAATATCTTCGTTGGCAAGGACTTCATCGATGCGTTTGCTACCGCTGCCGTGTCAGCTACCGGAGGACTGCAACGCTTCCTCACGGTGCCACAGACGGGCGGCACGAAGTTGGACCCCGGTGTCACAGGCTACGCGTTCAAGGGTGTTGAGCTTACCTGGGTGCCGGAATGGGATGACGACTTCGACGGAATGGTTGCGCCGTCGACGACCTGGGCCAAGCGTGCCTACATGTTGAACCTGCGCCGCCTGCGCCTGCGTCCGCTGCAGGGCCAGGACATGGTGAGTCGCAAGCCGCCGCGCCCGTATGACCGGTACGTCATCTATCAGGCACTGACCTGGAAGGGCGCCATGACGATGAACATGGGCAAGGCGCATGCCGGTCTTGCGTTGACTTGATCCGCAACCCCGGGGCTTCGGCCCCGGTTTCACATGGAGTGATGGCATGCAAGTGTCCCTCAAGCGCGTTCCGATCCGCCGCGACATGGCAGAAACGCTTTTCGTCGATGTTGGCGAACACGAAATTCCGATCCTCGCCGCCGTGCATGGCGACTCGCGCGTACAAACCGACCAGATCGAGACGACGCCAGAATTGCGATCGATTGAATCGGCGCGCATCGAGTACGATCGGCTTTCTCGTCTGTACGGCATCGATCCTACCAGTGGGCGGGCGTATGTGGATGTCGTCTACACCACGCCGCGTCAGTTCGAGCAAGATCTGTCCGCACTCGCTACGCCGCGTCGCTCCAAGGCTGTTGCGTGACGCTTACCGCCACGCCTTTTCGGACGCTGGAGAGCCTGCGCACTGAACTTCAGGCGCGTCTTGGCGCAGCGGCAGGGGTGGCGTTCGCCAAGCCGATCTTCGATTCGTTCTTGCGCGGCGCACAAGAGGCGCTGTATGAACTCGTGCCTTGGAAACACTTGCGCGCGTCGGCCGAGATTCAAGTAGCCAATGGCTCGCGCTGGTATGACCTGCCAACGGACTGCAATCTCGAGCGGATCGGGTTGATCGCTATACAGGTCGGTGGCGTGTGGCAGACGCTTGCCGAGGGAATAGATCTGCGACACCGCAACTTCGCTGTCCCAGGCACGCCGGCGCGCTATGACGTTCAATGGAACGCGGCGGCCGCAACCGACTGGCGGGTGCAGATGGAGATTTTCCCGGTACCGGTTCTGGATGGGTGGCTGCGCATCGAGTACACGCGCGCGCTGCTACCGTTTGCCGACGACAACCACGTTGCGTCGATTCCTACCGGGCCGCTGTTTCTGCATGCGCTGACCAATGCCAAGCTGCACTACCGACAACCCGACGGTCCTCAGTACGCCACGCAACTCGAGGCGATGCTCTCCGAGTTGCGCGGGCGTCATCGCCGGATTTCGGTGATTGGCCCGGAAGGTCCTCGCATTCTTGCCGAGGATCTCGTCTACATGCGCACGCCGCTCGAATACCCAGGGGCCTGAGGTGGCCTCGATCGTCTATGACCGGTTCGACGGCGGAATCGACCGTAGCAGGCCAGCGAACATCCAAGCAGCGAATCGTTTTCGGGAGTTGCGCAACGCGTTCGTGACCCCAGGCAAGACGGTACGCAAGCGGCCAGGGGCGCGTTACTGCTGGAGTTGGGGGACTGGGGTCAAAGGATTGTTCGCTGGCGCTGGGCACCTTACTGGTTTCTACGGCGCGTCCAATACCGGCGTGGCGGCGGTTACGCAGGGCGCGTTCACGCAGGACGCAGGCATCTATCGGACGACGAAGCTGCAAGCTGCTGGCGGCGGGGCGGCGCTAGGAAACGTCGTCGACAGCGTACGCACGGCGTTTCTCTTTGCCTGGGCGCACTACGTGGTCGCACAAACCGATACCGGTATCCAGCATTACTACACGGGGGATGCAAACCTCGCTGGCGACAACCTGGTGACCGATGTTAATTGTCCTCGCGGAGCAATGGCGCTGCCGCTTGCCTCGAAGGTGTTCGGCATTGCGCCGACCGGCGTCGTGCGGTTTTCCGCAACCGATGCGCCAGAGGACTGGACGCTGGCCAATGATGCCGGGTTTCTGCCGACCGACCGCAAAACGCGAGGCGCGCGCGTGCTGACCTCGTTGGGTGAATTCGATGGTCAACTGGTCGCCGGATTTTCCGACGGTATCCAGCTATGGAACGTCGATCCTGACCCGCAGAAGATGTCCTTTGCTAAGGGCATTGCTATCGGGCAATCACCGGGCGATACGGGCGCCAACGTTGGCGCTGATCTGTTTTTCTTGTCGCAGGTTGGTGTGCGTTCGATTCTGCTCAATGCGCAGTCTGGAAACGCGATGGATATGGACGTTGGCGTACCGGTCGATCCGCTGGCGCGCGAAATGACCGATGGCGCGTTTGCGCGATTCTTTGCGTCCCTCGGGCAGTTTTGGCTTATTTCTGGCGCCCGCGCGCTGGTCTACGCGTTTTCACGTACCGCCAAGGTGTATGCGTGGAGCGAGTATTCCTTTCCGTGGTCGATCGTCGGCGCGACGGAATTTGAGAGTGCCGTTTACCTGCGCTCCGCGTCGGGCGACATTTACGTGCTCGATGCAGCCTATCCGTACGACGACGATGCGGACGCGGCGGTAGTATCTAGCGGGCAGGATCGCGATCCGGTAGCGTGGTCGGAACAGTTTCCAGCGGCAGGACGTGCGCCAGCAGAAGTGTTTGTCGAGACGCCATTTTTCGACTTCAAGAGTCCGGCATCGCTCAAGCAGATTCATTCGATGGACGTGGTGTGCACGCGCGAGCGCATTGACTCGCTTGGCGACGATGATCTGTACACGATCACGCACCTGTTTCGCGCCGAAAGTGGCGGCCAAGTCTTTCCGGCCGGGCCGATCGTACTGACCGATCAGCCGGACGACAGTCGCTCAGGCGGAACGATTCCGGTAGGCATCATGGCACCCGGGGTGGCTGCGCGGATCGAGCACAGGGCGCCAGAGATAATTGAACTCTCGGCGCTCATCTATCACTTTGACGATCTTGGTGTGCTCGGATGAACGGACTGGAAAATCTCACCCAAGCGCAGATGTTGGCCCTGCTGCGCCAGCAGTACGGTCAAGGCGTCGGCGCTTTCACCAGCACTCAGACGCCGAACGCCAGCAATCAGGCGTTCGACGCCTATTGGGGCGGCCAGTACGACCAAGGCAACCCCTTCCCGCAGTACGACGTTCACACCACGGCCGCCAATGCGCCGGGGCTGACCTTCAGTCGGTATGACCCGACGGCCGTGCTGGCGCAGAACATGGGTCCGATGGGCATGATGGGGCAGCCGAAGGTCGACCCCTACTACCAAGCGGCGCTCACCGGCGATTTCGACCCATCGTATGAGGGCGGCGAGTACGGCGGCTACTACGGCATCTTCAACGATGACGGGTCGCTGCGCGACATCGAATTCAAGAAAGCAGAGCGAACCACCGGCGGCTGGATTCACAACAATCTTGACACCATCGGCCCGCTGGTGGTCGGTGGCGCCGCGGCGCTGGGCGGCGGACTGTTCGCGGGGCTGGGTGGCGCAGCAGAAGGCGCCGGAACGGCTGGCTGGACGAGCGGCTATGACCTGGCGGGTGGTGGAGCGTTGGGCGGATCTGCGGCACCCATCACGGCGTCTACGCCATCATGGATTGCCGGGGCCGGCTCCACGGTCGGCATGACGCCTGCGCAGATCGAGGCTGCGCAAGTAGCGGCCGGCATTGGCACGGCAGGCGCGCCGCTTGCTGGCGGTTTGTCGGCAGCCGATCTGGCGCGCTACGCTGGCGCCGCAGGTTCGCTCTTGCCGCTGGCCACAGGGCCAGGGTTGCCAGCGGCCACACAGACGCCAGCCGTGAACGTTCCTGCGTCAACGGATGCGCTGAACGCGCTTTTCGGAAATCGCGAAGATATCTACAAGCAAGTCTACGACAACGCATACGGACTGTCGTCCGGGCGCCTGAACGAGAAGCGCGAGAACACGTTGCGCGATCTGCGGTTCGGTCTCGCACGAACGGGGCTGACCGGCGGATCGGCTGCCGTCGACACGCAAGGGCTTGAGCAGCGCGAATTCGGGCGCGCGCTCATGGATGCGAGCAATTCGGCGCAAGGGCAAGCCGATCAGGTCAAGGCGAACGATGAACGAACGCGGCTGTCGCTGATCGCGCAAATGCGCGCTGGCATGACCTCGGCCGATGCAACGCAAAGCGCGCTGGCTCAGATGTCGGACAACGTGAACACGGCTAAGGCGCAGCAACCGTATAGCGCAGCGGATGCCTACATGGCTGCCATTTCTCCGACCGTCAACCAGTACCAGATCAATCAGGGCATCCAGCGTGCCCGGAACACATATCCGGGTTTGGCCGGCGAGTATCGCGGCACGATCGTGAGGTGAGCATGAACTACGGTGACATTCTGTCTTTCCTGCTGCCGATGGCTGGCACCGCGTTGCAATATCGCGCGCAGAACAACGCGCTGGAGCGACAGCAACAAGCAATTGCTGCTGCGCAGGCCGAGCAAGACGCGATGCAGCAGCAGCGCGCCGCGCAGACGATGAGCTTTGCGCAGCAGATGACTCCGCAAGCGACCGAGGCCGCGCTCGTGCAGGCCATCGCTCCGCAGCAGCAGCGTCTTGAAGGTGTTGCGCAGCAGGCCGCAAGTGCCATGGGCGGCGCCACGCAACCGGCCAATGCTGGAGACGCGTATTCAACGGCGCTTGCCAAGCGCTCGGCCGATGAGCTGCAGCGAGCTATCGCTGAAGCTGGGTTGCTGGCTAAGGCGGGCGGGGCGCAACGAATGATGTTCAACCAAGGGCTGACTGGTGCTGATAATGCGTCGCGTGTTGATGATATCAGCGCATCGATGGCGCAAGCTGCGCGCGCATCGGATCGCGGCATCACGAATGCCGGGAGAGTGAATCCTGGCCAGATGTTTGCCGGTGGGCTGATGCAGGCGGCCGGACCATCATTTGCCATGCGGAGGTAGCATGCCGACGACTCGCTATTCATTGCCCGGCGCGCGCGCTCTCTTCGGTGCTCTGGGCGGCAATGTCGCGCGCGACGCGCAGTCGATGGAAGAAGATCGATTGATGCGCCTTGATCTGGCACGCCAGCAATCGGACCTAATGGGCGCGCAGGCAGAACAGGCGCGCGCCGGGGTGGCTAAGTCAGCACTCGATCAGCAGGTCGCGCAAGCTGCGCTTGATGCTCGGGCACGTCGCGGAGACGCCGACACCATCATTCAGGCGCTGCGCTTGCGCATGCCGGAGGTGGACCCAGGCGCGGCAACCGCGCTGGTGCGCCGGTCGCAAGGTGGACCGTTTGACGCTCCAATACTCACGCCTGAGCAAATGCGACTGGCGGGCGAAACGGCATCATCGCTTTTTGCCGGGTCGCTGGCCGACGCGCCCACCAATGCCGCGCAGATGGGCGACCTGATGACGAACGCAGGCGCGAGTGCGCAGCGGCTTGCTGCGCCCAGCATGATCCCGGAGGGCCCGGACCGAGCCGCGTTCATGCTCAACGCTGGCGCCAAGCAGGGCGCGCCGCAGCTCTACAAGGAGCTGCCCGGTGGCGTCGGAACGTTCAGCCCGTTCTCGGGGGCCGCATCCTACGATCCGCGCATGCTGGAGATTCAGGCGCAGAAGGCGACCGGCGCCGGCGGCAAGCCAACCTACGACGCTGCGCGTGGCGTCATGGTGTCGCCAAGTGGGACGGCATCGCCGGTGACAATGCAGGGAAGTGGTACGCCGCTGCCTGATAAGCCGCTCTCGCAGGCCGACGTGGCGCGGAAGGAGAAGATGCGCAAAGAGGCCGTTGGCGCAAAAGCGTCGCTTGATGCGAGCACGGCTGAACTTGATCGGCTGCAAAAGGCCGCGCGCGACATTTACGATAGCCCGGGGCTTAAGGGTGTTACCGGTGTTCGTGGCGTTTTCCCGAACTGGCCGGGTGGCGACGCAGCCAACGCGGAGGCCAAGCTCGAGACGCTCAAGAGTCAGATCGGATTCCGCGTTTTGCAGACGATGCGCGACATGAGCAAGACTGGTGGTGCGCTTGGGCAGGTGTCTGACCGTGAGAACATCATGCTTCAAAATAACCTTGCGGCGCTCGGCAAGGCGCAAAGCTATGATGAGTTTCGCCGCTCGCTGTCGGATATCATGCAGTTCGTCGACGACACCAAGGCACGGCTTGCCGGCGCCTATCGCGACACCTATCCAGATGCTGAGGCGCAGGCTACGGGTGCTGCGCCGGGTCGCACGATCAAGCGCACCGGTACGGCACCGGATGGTCGACGCGTGGCCGAATACTCGGACGGCAGCATCGGCGTGCTTCCGGACGGTGCTGTAGGGGCTACGGGGGCATTCTGATGAACCCGCTGGAAGCAGCGCTGAGCGCTGAGGGCATTTCCGGGACGCTTGCCGACTTGGCGCGTGCGATCTACGCGCAGGAGTCTGGTTCCGGGCGCAACACGCGCACGTCCAATCGTGGTGCCGTGGGCGGCATGCAGGTGATTCCGGCTACCTTCCAGCGCATGGCCGACCCGGGGTGGTCGATTGACGATCCAGTGCAAAACGCGCGCGCTGGTGTGCGGTACATCCGCCACTTGCAGTCGGTGGCTGGTGAGGATCCGCGACTGATCGCTGCGGGTTACTACGGTGGTGAGGGGGCGATCCCGAAGGCGCGCGCCGGTCTTGCGGTGCGCGATCCTGTGAATCAAGGCGCCCCGGACACGCTTCAGTATGGGCAACAGGTAGCAGCGAGGATCCCGATGCAGATCGATCCCGGATTGGTGAAGTGGGATGATGTCGATGCGTCTCGGGTGAAGTGGGACGCCTCGCCAGGTGGTGGCGCCACTGGCGGTTTCGGGGCTGGCGCGACGGGTGGATGGGGGGGCGAGACGCCACTCGATATCTTCAAGCGACGCGGCGGTGGCGTGGTGCGCGGCTTGCGTGATCCGGTGGACGCTGGCGCACAGATGCTCGTGCGCGGCGTGGAAGCAGCGATCCCGGATTCATGGACGACGCTTGATGATTGGGCCAAGCGCGAAGTGGCACGCGTGGACTCGATCAATCGCGGCGCGGAACAGGACTATCAGCGCAACTGGCGCGGTGGCGGTGGCGGGTACGACGGTGGTCGCCTGGTCGGTAATATCATCGGCAGCGCGCCGATCGCAGCAGCGCTTCCTGTGGGCGCCGGCACGGGGCTTGCGGCGCGTACGGCACTGTCGGCCATCGGCGGCGGCGTATCTTCAGCATTCCAGCCGGTGGAGGACACGGAAAATTTCTGGACTGAGAAAGGCAAGCAAGTCGGTACAGGAGCCGCATTCGGTGCTGCTGCTGCGCCGATAGCGGCCGGCGTGTCGCGCATCATCAGCCCAAAGTCATCGCCGCAAGTTCGGGCGTTGCTCGATGAAGGAATCACGCCGACGCCAGGGCAGGTGCTGGGCGGAGCCTTCAAGACCAGCGAGGAAAAGCTCACCAGCGTGCCGCTGCTGGGTGATGCAATCAAGTCAGGGCAACGGCGCGCGGTGCGCCAATTTGATGCGGCCGCCGTGAATCGTGCGCTCGATCCGATCGGTGCGAAATTGCCGAAGGGATCAACTGGGCGTGGCGCGATCGACTATGCCGATGATGCGCTTGGCGCCGCCTACAACCGTGTATTAGGCAAGGTTGGCGCGCCGGCCGTCGATGACAAGATGCTCTCCGAGCTTGCGAGCCTGCGTTCACTCGTGGCGAATCAGCCGAAGGACTTCGTAGGGCGCCTGGATCGCATCATCGACAATGAAATCCTCGCGCGTACGCAAGACGGTCGTCTGACCGGCGAAGCGGTGAAGGCTGCCGAGCGCAACCTCGGCAATCTGGCTCGAGGACTGCGACGCAACGCGGATTACGACGCGTCGAAGTTGGGCGACGCCGTATTGGAGACGCAGCGTATCCTGCGTTCGTGGCTGGAGCGCTCCGCTCCGAAGGGGGTAGGAGACGAGTTGCGCGCTGTCAATAGCGCCTGGGCGCGATTCATGCGCGTGCAGCGGGCGGCGGCGTCTACGGGAGCGGCGGAAGGGGTATTCACCCCGGCGCAACTGCAATCAGCAGTTAAGGCACTCGATCCAGGGCGCAACAAAGGCTCGTTTGCGCGCGGAGCAGCGCTCATGCAAGACCTATCGGAACCGGCAAAGGCGGTTCTCTCTCAGCCTGTTCCGGATAGCGGCACCGCTGGGCGCATGCTCGGCTCGCTATTGGCGGGCGGCGCGATGACTGGCGCAACCTACCTGAATCCGGCTCTTGGTGCTGCAATGCTGCCGGCAGCGGCTTATGCGCCGGGCGCGCAAAAAGTCGTTGCACAGTTGCTTGCCGGTCGGCAAGGACCGGCCTTCAAGGCCGGGGCGGAAGGTGTGCGCGTTTTTTCGCCAGCGCTGGCGACGCTACTTGCGCCGCAGTTGGCTGGATCGCCGTAACGCGATTGCCCGGCCTATTTCGAAACCGATTTGGTACTTGAGGTCGGCCCACCACTTTGCAATGGCTGGTTTGTAGTAAACGAGTAGGCCGATAGCGAAGCTCGTGATGGCGGCTCGCAGTTGGTCATCGTTCATAAGTGGACTGACTCAATTAGGGTTTCGTACGGTGTGCGGATGCCGCAGGCACCATCGTACACCCCGGACACGAACTTTAGCGAGAGCGCAGGCAGCGCTGGGCGCGACCTGATCGGGTTGTCCGCGGTCGACGGCGAACTCACGCGCATTGCAACGTCTATCAATGCGCTGCGCAACAACCAGGCGCTCATTCAGAACGACGACGGCACGCTGCGCGATGGCGTGGTGACAGCGCTTTCGCTTACGGCAGATGCCATTGCGGCCATTGCTGGTGTTGTTGGCACGATCGAAGGCCCGCGCGGTCCGCAAGGCCCGATAGGCGTGCAGGGTCCAACGGGGCCACAGGGTGCCACAGGTCAAACCGGCAATGAAGGACCGATCGGTCCGACCGGCATCCAGGGGCCAATAGGGCCGCAGGGCTGGAACTTCGAGCCTGACGCTGTGTCGCAGCAATCGTCCGATCGCGCGAACTTCGACAATGAGCTGCACGGGTTCTCGTTCCTCGCGCTCGACGTGGGTTTCATCTACTTTCGCGACGGTTCGACGCCAGGCGTCTGGACCGCTGGCACTCCGTGGGGGCAAGGCCCAGCAGGCCCAGCAGGCCCGCCAGGCGGCAATGGTCCGGTAGGTCCACAGGGGCCACCTGGAAATATCGGGCCACAAGGGCCGGCAGGACCACAGGGGCCTGCCGGCCCTGGCGGCATTCCGGTCGGCGGGATCATTCCGTGGTGGGGCTCCATCGCCAACATTCCGCCTGGTTTTGTGCTGTGCGACGGCTCGAACGGCACGCCTGACATGCGTGGGCGTGTTGTGTTGGGCGCTGGTCCTGGCTTTGCACTTGGCGCCACAGGCGGGCAAACATCTGTCACGCCGACGAGTTCAGCGGCTGGCGCTCATGCGCACGGAGGCTCCGATGGGGCCGTGACGCTGACTGAGGCGCAGATACCGCCGCATACGCACGCCGTGCAAATGGACTACGGGAGTTATCCGCCTGACGGTGGCGGCTACTACTCGGCGGGTGCACAGGGCAACGGCACCGGCTACAAAGCGCTGACATCCAACAGCAAAGGTGGCGGCCAGCCGCACTCGCACTCGATTTCGTCGGACGGCTCGCACACGCACTTGATCTCGGCCGTTTCCACGATGCCGCCGTACGTAGCTGTCCACATGATCATGCGTGTGAGTTGAACAGGAGGTTCTGATGGGACTGCTCAGGGATGCACTCAACGCGCTGGTAGCGCCGTCGCTGGAACCACTGTCCGGTCGAGTTGCGAAGCTGGAAGTTGCGATGGCAACGCTTCAGGTACCAGCCGACCTGACCGAGCGCCTGGCAGGGCTGGAAGCGCGCCCGACTTACGATCCGGGCATCAACGTGGCGATCGACGATGCGCTGGCAGCATTGGATGCGCGCACTGCGGAGCTCGAACCAGCATTGACTGCCGAGCAGCGTTCCGATATTGGCCAGGTGCGCAGCATGGTTGTCGATCTTCAGGAATTCCTTGCTGCGATCAAGGCCACGCCGCAATGAGCGCACTGACGTTCAGCGTCGAATCCTGGGTCTCGCTGCTTGCGCAGACGACTGCGCAGGCACGCGCAACGGCGATGGCCGGCTGGTTCTCGGGCGGCGCGACGATTGAATTCCGAGACGCTGCCGACACGCTGATCCGCAGCGTGACGACTGGCGCGTGGACGGTGGGCGCGGCGCAAGGCGGAGCGTATCCGGTCGTGCCAGGCACGTACACGGACGCTGCCAGCGGTTCCGGGACGCCTGTGGTGGCCGTGTTCAAGTCCGGCGCTACCGAGCGCTTCAGGTGCTCCTGCGGGACCGGCGCCGGGAGCTTCTACCGGCTCTTGGCGAACATCGCGGCCAACGTGCCTATCAAGCGTGGCGGGTTCAGCGTCGTCATGCCGCCACCGCCCGCAGTCGGCACGAGTGAGCCGGTGAATACCAGGCTGCCGGCGATCAGCGGTACGGCCGCAGTCGGCGCGGTGCTGACGTGCGTGGCCGGCGAGTGGACTGGCAACCCGGTGCCGAGCGTCACGCGGCAGTGGTATCGGGCATCGACCGCAATCCAGGGCGCGACCGGCCTTGCGTACTCGCTGGTGCTGGCGGACGCTGGCGCGCTCATTACCTGCCGCGAGACCGCGACGAACACGGTTGGCTCGCGCACGGCGAGCAGCAACAGCCTGGGACCGGTGTCGGCAGGCCCGCTGACCTTCGCAGCGCCTGCGCAGATCGACATCTATCAGGGTGGCACGTACTCGCTCGCACAGCACGTCTCTGGCGGGCTGCCGCCTTACTCAGGCTATGCGCTGGACTCCGGCACGCTACCGTCCGGCGTGACACTCAATGCCTCGACCGGCGTGCTCAGTGCCGCCGGCGACGCAACGGTGGCTCTCAGCGGCAACCTGACCTTCGGCGTCGATGATGCGCAGGCTCCGGTCGTGCCTGGTGTACTGCCGGTGTTCTCGCTGATGAGCGCGGCGGGCGGCGCCGACCTGCCGTTCACTTTCGGGCATGTGTTCAAACAAGGAGACGTGCCGGCCGGGACGTTCGTCAACAGCAACCTGACCGACTGGCAAGCGGTGCCGACGACGTACTGGCCGGACGGCTCGGTGCGTCACGCGATCATCAGCGGTCGGGCGACCTGCACTGCAAACGTGCTCAAGGCGATCCAGCTATCTGGCGCTGCGACCGATCGTGCCGGGACCGCCTTGACCGAGGCGAACCTCGCAACAAATCTGCCGGCAACGACGCTGACATGCGGAGTCGGCGGCGAGGTTATCTCGCTCAATGCGCTTGTCGGTACGGCGGCGAAGCATCGGACAGTATGCGCCGGGCCGGTCATGAGCAACTGGCTGTACCGCAAGCAACTGGCTGGCAGCAATCACCTGGTCGCCTGGTTCGACGTACGCCTCTACAAGGGTGGCACGGTCGAAATTTTCCCGTGGGTCGAGAATTGCTATCTGACGGTCGCGAGTCCGATCAACGATGTCAGGACATGGACCGTCGCAATCGGCGGTTCGACGCGCTTCTCGCAAAGCATCGACATCAAGGCCGGAACTCGTGTTCCGCTGCTGACCGGCACGAACTTCAGCCATTGGGCCGCTACCGATCCGCAAATCACGCCGAAGCACGATACGGCGTACATGCGCGGCACGAAGATGGTCCCGAATTTCTCGATTGCGCCGTCCGAAGCGCTGCTCGCCGGCATGCAACAGGGCTACACACCGAACACGCTGGCAGGGATGTCGGCAGGCATGGGCGCGGCGGGTGGCAACAGCGCGGTACTTGGTTGGTCGGGCTTGATTGCGCAGCCCGCGTACGTATCAGCAAACGCTGATGCGCGAGCCTACCGTGCGTGCCTCACGTTCGGGCTGTCCGGTGGTTCGTGGCCCGTGCATTACAGGGCGGAAGCGGCGAGTGCCCAAGGTGCGGCCGGAGCGCCAAACGAGCCGATGCGCTTTGCCGACTATCCGAATGCGAGCCTGCAATCAGGCGCGAGCCCGACAATTATTGGTGGCGAGATTCCATTCCCAGGGGCCGGCCCAAACTCGCCCGTGGTGACGCACCAGCCGAGTTTCGGCTACCTGCCGTGGCTGATTACCGGTCGGTGGTGGTTCCTCGAGGAACAGGTGTTCTGGACTGCGTACAACTATCTGAAGGCCAATCCATCGCAACGCACTGGCGCTGTGTATGGGCAGGACACCGGGGCGTATCCCGCCTACGCGGCAAACGGGAGCGCCGGCATCGTCATGCTGGAGGCTGGCAGCTACACCGTGCGCGGCTCTGCGTGGACCCTGCGCTGCTTGATGCAGACGTTAGCGATCCTGCCGGATACGCATTCGTCGTACGCGTCGGTCAAGGCGTCGTGGGAAGCCAACGTCGGCTACTACCATGATCGATTCATCACTGGTGCCTATCAGACTGAGCCGGGTGATTCCGCGTATGCAGACAGCATCATTGGGTACGTCGGCAAGTACGGGACCAACGATGGAACGCCGTCGATCTATGCGGTGCCAGGCTTTCAGTCCGTAATGGTATGCGCGGCCTGGGGCCATGCGCCTGAACTCGACTTGCCCCAAACCACATCGGCAAAGCTCGCGCTCGTGTCGAAGCATGTGCTCAAGTGGGTGGTCGGGCTGACCGGCCCATCGGACGGTTGGGACTACCGATTCGGAACTGCACAGTATCACTCGGCGATCGGCACTGTTGGCGGTGATGGGCGGCCGGTGCTGTCCGCGTCGTTCGCGGATGCTTTCGCACTACAGGTCACGTTCAAATCGCTCAATACGGCCGTTGCTGGCACCGAGCTTCGATACAACAACGATGAACTTTCCGTGGCAGGTACGAGTGGCTGGCCGTACTTCGGTCTGCATGTCGGGGCACTCGCGTCAGCGGTCGATGCAGGGGTCACCGGCGCGTCCGCAGCCTGGGCGCGCATGACTGCTGCGAGCAACTACGGCGCGATGAACGCGAGGTTCGCTGACAGCGAGAAGCTGCACGTTTATGCCGTGACACCGAGGACGCTTTGACTGCTCCCCACCCTGAAGGACGGGGATTCCCACTTCACAGAACCGAGCCGTTCCGCACTTACATGCAGACAGGACTTACCGATTCTCCATGGGCTGACACCGCCAGTCCGGCGGCCAAAACGTTGCGCGCTGCGTTTACGTCGCGGTCGTGGATCGCTCCGCACTCGGGGCAAGTCCACTCGCGCACGTTCAGCGGCATCGTGGCGACGGTGTGCCCGCAGTCACTGCATCGCTTGCTGGACGGGTACCAGCGGTCGATGCCAACGAGCGTGCGCCCGTACCAGTGCGCCTTGTATTCCAACTGCCGAACGAACTCCGACCAGCTTGCATCACTGATCGACTTCGCAAGGCAGCGGTTCTTCTGCATGTTCGACACGGACAGGCTCTCGACGGCGATCACTTGGTTCTCGTTTATCAGCCGGGTGGAGAGCTTGTGCAGGAAGTCCCTGCGGGAGTCCGCGATCTTCGCGTGCAGTCGAGCCACCTTGAGCTTGGCTTTCGCGCGGCGAGCCGAGCCCCGGGTTTTCTTCGCCAGACGGCGTTGCAGCTTCGCCAGTTTGGCCTCGTTCTTTCGGAACGTGTTCGGCGCGGCGATCTTCTCGCCGGTCGAGAGGATTGCGAAGTGCGTCAGACCGAGATCGACGCCGACCCGACCTTTGGCCTTGCGCTTGGCCGATACGGTGTCGTTGCACAGCATCGATACGAAGTACCGGCCCGCTGTGTCGCACGAGACGGTCACGGTCGTCGGCTTCGCGCCCCTCGGCAACGTGCGCGACCAGCGAATTGCCAGCGGCACATCCATCTTTGCGAGCTTCAGCGCCTTGCCGTCCCACTTGAAGGCGCTGGTCGTGTACTCGGCGGATTGCGGGCCGTCCTTGCGCTTGAAGGATGGATACCGCGCCCGCTTGGCGAAGAAGTTGGCGAACGCCGTCTGCAAGTGCCGCAGTGCCTGCTGCACCGGGACGCTGCTTACTTCGTTAAGCCACGCGAATTCTGGTTCGCGCTTCAACTTCGTCAACGCAGCGGAGGTCTCGTGATAGCCGACCCGTTCCTGTCGCTGAAACCACGCATCGGTACGCAGCCGAAGCATGTGGTTGTAGGCAAAGCGCGCACAGCCAAACGTGCGAGCAAGGATCAATTCCTGCCCGGGCGTCGGATAGAACCGAAAGCGGTAGGCACGCTTGATGTCCACGGCTCACAGTATACGTCGAATCGGTGTGAGCTACTGTATTTCCAGACAGGAATGCGGCCTATCGGCTGCGCTCCTTTCCTCCCCCGCCTGAAGGCGGGGGTTTCTCGGAGCCTCCGATGACACGGGCTACCGCCACATTCAAGATCAACGTCACGGCAGCGCCGCCGGCCGGCGCGGTGCCGGCGCTCGGCGCGGCAAAGCTGATTGGAGCGTCGGACGGGCACCAGTCCGTCATGCCGGCAGGAATGAACGCTGTCGCGTTCACGGAGGCGCTGTTCGAGGCATACGGTTGCGGCGCGTTCGTGCGCGATTACTCGACCGATGGTGCCTTCATCGTCGCCAACTCTGGCGGGCACAACCACTACGAGATCGTGGGCGGCGCAGGATTCGACTTCACGACTCGCTCATGGTTCTGGCGCGGGACTCCGGGTTACACGGAGAAGATGCCAGCCAGCGCGGTCGCTGACACGAACGGCTCTCCGTACTATGAACTGACCGCTGCCGCTGCGCAGACTCCTGCTCCTCCGCACCCGTACGGGAACATGCACTCCATCCGCGCCGCCGACGGAGGTGGGGCGAAGGGTTCGATCATCCACATCGGCCGAGCTGCGGTCTGCCAGGAGTCGGTTAGCTCCTCGACGGCGCACAAGTTCGATTGCAGCACCGGCGTTTGGTCGCGTGCGGCGACCGGAACATTCACGCACACCGGACTTCAAGAGGGCTTCGCAGTATTCGACCCGGTCACAAAGAGGTACTACAGCGTCGGATCAACGAGTCAGCACGCTGCATCGTTCGTTTCTTACCTGAACGTGGCCGACTGGACGTGGAAAACCCTCTCCGGGATCGGCTATGCGACACCTGGAGATTCGACATATGCCAGCGCGCTGTCCTGGGCTGGTAATGGCAAGCGACTGCTGATGCTGCTGTGGGGATCGACGTGGCAGGCGCTCGATCTCGACTATCCGGCTGCTGGATGGCAGACGATCTCACACACTGGCGTAGCCATCTCGCCTGCCAAGAACGCTCCTTGCTGGCACGAGGGGAACGGCAATCTGTACTGGCGTGCGGGCACGGGCGCGGGGCGGACGCTTGTGAAGGTCGTTCCGCCCGCGAACCCGCTCGCCGGAACGTGGGTGAAGTCAACGGTCACGTTGAGCGGGGACACGATCCCGGAGTTCAAGGGCAGCAGCGTCACGACCGAGCACTACAAGAGCCTGTTCTACATCCCTTCGCTCGGAATGCTCGGTTGGGTGACGGCGTTCGGCGTAGCTCTACTCAACCCGAACTGAGGCAGATATGGCCGCACGCTTCCCACAATCCGGATCACCGGTCGCTTACCGGATCAAGAGTGCTTGGTCGTCGAAAATCAAGGCGATCTTCTGGGCCGTTGCCGCCGACAAAGTGCACATGCTGCGCTCTGGCGACACGGCGTCGACGGTCATTACGCGCTCGGCCGGGGGGGCTGGTTACGACGCGACCAACGGGCGCATCACTGGCAACACCACGACGTACTTTCAGTATGAGCAAAGCGGCGGCTTCGGCGGGCTGAAAGAAAACGACAATTTTTGTTTTGGTGTGAGTTGCTACGGCGACCTATGGGCTGGAGGAATCAGCGAGATTCGACCGATCACCAGCGCGTTGCCGTCTGACTCGTTTGCCAACGGGTTCAAGGCGGTTTTTACGGGCGGCTCAGCATGGAATCTCGCTGGCGGCAGCGGCAATACGTACGGCGGCGCTTTCGCGAACAACGTTGACGACTGGATGACTGTATGCATCCGGCACGATCAGGCTGATGCGACCGCAACGTTTCGTGGCTGGCTGAACGGCTCGGAGTTGGTCGCGCTGCAAACGGCGGTCAGCAAGCCGAGCAAGACCGATGTGATCGCGGCGACCGGCAGGCCGCTGTATTTCGGGGCAAGTGTCACGGGCAACAGTCCGTCGCACGTTGACTTTGAGGCGTGCTGGATTGCCGGCGTGCTGACCGACGCGGAAATGGCGACGATCACCAGCGATCCGTCGAGCATCATCGAAGTTTCGTCACCGTCTATTGCCCTGTCTCCGAAGCCCACGACTGCCGTCGTCAGCGGCACGCGCACCTTCACAATCACGCGCACGACTGCGGCGCCTGCGGGTGGCGTCACGTACAACCTGGCGTCCAGCACGCCAGCGGTTGCCACGGTGCCGGCATCGGTGGTGATGGCCGAAGGGACTACCACCAAGACGTTCGACGCAACTGGGGAGTCGGTTGGCTCGACCAACATCAGTGCGACCAATGCCGCCGACTCGGGCGAGACGGACACTGCTGCGCTGACTGTCTCGGCGCCCACGACGACGACGCTCAAGCTGCTGGCGCACCCCGATGCCGCTTCAGCCACGGCGGTCAAGGGCGTGGTGTTCGCAGCTCCTAGCGGTGGCGCGCTGACCGGAGCGAAGATCGGCGAGTTCAATTCGGCGTCGTTCGATGCGACGCTCGAATCCGGGCAAGCGGTGCTCAAGGTTCCGGTGACAGGATTCAGTGGTGGCAGCTTGACCACCAGCGACACGCCGGTATGCGTATGGATCGGGACCAGCGCAGCAGCAAGTCCGCTTGGGAACGCGGTGGCGATCGGCTCGGTCGGCCCGCAGGCATGCACGGTGATCGAGGTCTGACGCATGCAAAACGTCGCGATCGTCACCCGCTCGACGTACGCCAACGTCGCGCTGCGCGATCGCTCGCCAGCCGCCACTGCGCCGGTAATCACGACAAGCGCGCTGCCTGATGGCGCGGTGGGCGCCGCCTACTCCCAGGTGATTCAGGCGACCGGCACCGAGCCGATCACAGCGGCCGTGCAGTCTGGATCTTTGCCTACCGGCCTGTCGCTGAACGCCTCGACACGCGTGCTGTCCGGTGCGCCGACCACGCCAGTGCTGGTGTCCTTCACGGTACGTGCAACGAATAGTGCCGGCTACGACGATCAGGCGCTCACGCTGCTGGTGCCGAACGAGGGATCGGGCGGAACCGGGCCGGTGGTGACGACGGTGACGCTGGTGCCGGTGTCAACCACGGTCGAGGCAGGAGGGACGGTAGACCTGATCGCGACGGTAGAGGACGAACTTGGCAATCCGATCGCCAACGTCGTCGGCTCAGTTGAAAGTACGTCGTCTGGCAATGCAACCGGGTCATGGCTAGCGCCGACCGACTCAAACGGCGCCGCGACCATTCGAGTTACTGGCGTGGCCGCTGGCGGCGGCGTCTCGAATGGGTACGCGAACATCAGCGCCATCGTCGACGGCGTGCGCAGCAACGCGTGCGCCGTCACGATCACTGCGCCCGCCTCCGGCACTGTTACCGGCGTCTCTGTGTCGCCCGCTACAGCGTCGGTCGCTGTCTCGCAGCAGCAGCAATTCTCCGCGAATGTGAGTGGCACCGGACCGTTTAGCACGGCGGTGGTGTGGTCGGTGCAATCAGGTGGTGGCTTGGTATCGGCCAGCGGCATGTACACCGCGCCAGCGTCTCCGACGACTGCGGTAGTGCGCGCAGCAGCGGCCGCCAACTCCAGTATCTATGGTGAGGCAACCATTGTCGTAACCGCCGAGTCGGTGGTTGACGCGGTTGTTCCGTCAGCGATGCGCATTTCAGAATGGGAGGGCGGTGCTCGGGATGTGCGAGTCAGGGTGACGGTAAGCGCCGGTAGCCCGGCCGGCGTTGTCGTGGCAGCCACTTCCAGCGACTCAACGCGCGTCTCGATTGCCGCTTCGGCGGTGGCTAACGCGCAGGGCGTGGCCACGTTCCCGGTGCAGTTCCTGATTGGCGGACGCTCTGTGCTGACCTTCACGAGCGGGCCTGATTCGGTCGAAATGCTCGCGGTGGTGCGAGTGCTTGGATAGCCATCATGATCGACATCGCACTTTTGCCGCTGACTGCCGTCTACCACGCCATGCGCTACCTCGGCGCCGCCGTACTCTGGACGTGGGTGCTATGGGTTTTTTATCTAGCCGTGATGCATCTTCAAGAGCGGCGCGACGCGGACATGATCCCGCGCTTCGCGTACATCCCAGGCATGGCTGCGCTGTGGGTCGGCTGGGCGCTCGACTTCCTGATCAACGTCGCGGTGTTGACGGTGGTCATGATCGAGATTCCGCGCGAAACGACGGTTACGGCGAGGCTCAAGCGCCACAAGGATGACGCGGGGTGGCGCGGTTCGATTGCGCGCTGGATCGCCGCGCAACTGCTCGATCCGTTCGACCCCAGCGGCACGCACATCTGATCCCGGAGCGCACGAATGAGCCTCGACCCGCAGCCCGACGCCTACGGGCCGTTGACCCGCGTTGTCCGCGACTGGCGCGACACGATCCGCCAGTGCGAGCACCGGACGGCAAAAATCGTGCTGGCCGTGACCACGGCGCTATTCAGCGCTGCGGCGCTGCGTGTGCTCATGCCGTTCATGCTTGCGCTGTTGCCCGATGACGGCAAGGCCGGTGAGCTGGCGCACCAGGCAATCAACATGAGCAGCCTGCATTTCGCATTCGCGGCTGCTGTGGCGACCTTCGGAGGTGCGGCCAGCTTGTTCCACGAGCTGCGCACCGACATGTCCAAGTTCACGATCATGAACGCGATCGGGCACATGGTCGTCGCGCAGTTCGCGGGCCTGCTGATCTACCTGCTGGGCGTGACCTATGAATACCCGGTACCGCTGGCGATGGTCGGCTGCGGGATCGCGGGCTGGGGCGGTGGTAAGGTCATCACGCTGCTGTCAGATCGGATCATGCCTCGGTTCTGGGGCGAGAAGTGAGCCCCTTGAACGCCCTGACCGACGTGATCGAGCCGGCGCTGGCCGAGCTGCCGTCGGTGATGTCGAGCGACCGGGCGCGGGTGATGTTGCTGACGATCTGCCTGCAAGAATCGAAGCTGATCTATCGGCGCCAGCATGGCGGTGGACCTGCAAGAGGGCTGGCCCAATTCGAGCGGGGCGGCACGGTGGCCGTGCTTGGGCACCCGGCGAGCAACACGCATGCTCGCAACCTGTGCGCCCTGCACAAGGTCCGTCCGATGGTCGCCGATCTGCTGGAGGCCTTCGTCGATGACGACGTGCTGGCTCTCGGCTTCGCGCGCCTCTTGCTGTGGACCGACCCGCGCGCGCTGCCCGAGGACATGGACGCGGCCTACGCGTACTACCTGCGCAACTGGCGCCCGGGCAAGCCGCGCCCCGAGTCGTGGCCGATCTACTACGGCCGGTCCGTAGCTGCGGTGCGCGAGTGGCGCGCGTTGCAGATTGTGAGGACGGAGTGACCACCCGCCTGCTGTCGTACGCCGGCGGCCTGCTGTTCGCCGTCGCGCTCTTGGGCGGCCTGTACCTGCTCGGGCGCAGCCACGGGGCGGAGGGCGTGCGTGTGCAGTGGCAGGCCGAGCGCCTCGCGCTGGCCGAAGCTGCGACGCGAGCGAATGCGGAGGCCCGGCGCATCGAGGCTGAGCGCCAGAAAGCTGCGGAGGATGCTGATGCGAAATACCGGACTGACCTTGCAAAATCACGCCGGACTGCTGGCGCTGCTGCTGCTGAGCTTGGGCGGCTGCGCGACGAGCTTGCCGCCCGTGATCGTCGAGCCGCCGAGGCTGCCGCAGCCGCCGGCAGCGTTGATGGTGGCGCCGCCGAGCGACAGCTACTCGGAGAGTGCGCGGACCGCTATCGAGCGGTGGCGGGAGACGCTGACCAGCTCGCCGACCAGGTGAGATGGTTGCAGGGATTCATCAGGGGGCTGCAATGATCGTCGAGTGGCTATTCGACCTGTGGGCCTGGTGCCTCGCACACTTGGCGCTGCTGATCCTCTGACGCTTCAGGCGGGCCGCTGTGGCGCGATCGGCGGCCGGGTGGCACTTGCCTACGTCCGGGCACGATCGGGGCTTAGGCGCCCGAATACGCCTCGGCGAGTAACGCGTGAGCCCGGCGCAGCCTGCCAACCAGGCGCGCGACGGACGGTTGCAGGACGCCGGTCCGCGCCGCCGCATCGACAGTCGTGCGGCCCTCGACCAGCACCAGGCGCGCGGCCTCGCGGCTCGGCTCGCTGGTCCGTGCGATCTGGCACACGGACCAGAACTGCGCTGGGGTCATTGTCGCGCCCGGCGCGAGGGCATGGGCGCGGCGGGGGAATTGAGGGGAGGTCACTCGATCTGGCACGGTATCCACGCGCTATCGACTGATGGGTGCCCGTTCAGCCCCGACGGCTCGTCCAGACCGTCTGGGTCGAGGTCGGCGACCGAATACGACACCGACATGTCGCTGCGATCGACGAGGCGGCGCAATACCCGGCCGTCGCGCAGGTCTGCGTAGGCCGCAGACACGATCTGTCCGCGCTCGCTCGGCGGCGTGATCCACGTCAGATGCGCGGTGTCGATGGTCGTGATGCTCATCTCATCTCTCCTTCCGCCTACTCGCCGGCGGTGTGGCGTGCTGCGTTGCGCAGTGATGTAACTATAACCGCTTCCGGTTATACTGTCAACACTGGTCTTTTGCACAGTGGTGATCGGGCGCGGGTGGGTGGTTTGCTGACCCATCCCTGACCCATGCAGCAGCGTTTTGCGGCGCAGCCGCTCGGCCGTCTCGGCGATGGTCAGCAGGTCAGCCACGCGCCCACCAGTACGTCCGCAGCCCGCGAATCCACCCGGCCGCATAGACGAGCGACAACGCGGCTATACCCCACTGCGACGCCTGAATCGACGCCCACAGCCACGCAGGTTGCGCGATCAGTCCGGCCACCGGCGCCCAACGTCGATGCGCAGCGGTCGGCGCCTGGCTGAGCCAGATCGACAGCACACCGCAGACGGCGATCACAGTCTGCTCCAGCATCAGCCGCGCGCCTCCGCGTCCGTATCTGCGTCGTGCGGCAGTCCTTTGCATCCGCACTTGTGCCGCATCAGGCAAACGCCGGCATCGTTGTGGTAGCCCTCATGGTGGCCGCAGGGGCACATCCTCGGCCCGGCCGGGTAGCACCAGGATGGTACGTATGGTGCGTCATCGGCAGTCCCCTGGTAGCTATCGCTCACTGGTCCCGGCATCACTGCCCTCCATCCCGCTCAAGCTCACGCACCGTCACCATCATCCGCTCGATGGCGTCTCGCAGCGCCGGCCATTCTTCGGGATCGATGCGCACCGCTCCGTTGTCCTGCTCGACGGTGACGAATGCGCCTGCGCCCTCATCGGAGAGTTCGACGCGCGTCGCTTGCGCGCTGTTGATGCTCTCGCCAGTCGGCACGATGGTGATCTGCGTAGTGATGACGATGTACTCGATCATGCGAAATGCCTCCTGTGCAGCGCTTCGAGCGTTTCCACTTGCCGCTCGGTAAGCGTCGTGATTTGTCCCGCGTCGAGCCGAGCCAGCACCGAGCGCACGAATTGCTTCCCACTCTGTGAGGTCGCGCGTGTCTAGCAGGCCGGCGAGGCGGCGGGTCATCGTGGTGGTGCTGAGCATGGCCGTCATTCGGGGCGCTCCGTCTCAAGCTGCGCATTGATGGCGGCGTCCAACTTGCGGTCGAATTCGTGCCAGTAGTCGAGCATGGCGCCGCGTCCCATGCCGTCATCGAATTCGTATTCCTCCGCCTCGCTCGCCAGCAACTTGCACGCATCAACGAGGTGCCGGAACGCTTCACCTTGCTTCGCCAGCGCATCGCGCTCTGCCCGTGCCTCGTCGCGCTCGCGGGTGAGGCGCTCGATTTCCGCTTTCGCCGCCTCTACGCAATCCGCCTCGTGCTGGACGGCGGCGCGTAGGCGGTCGATTTCGGCAAGCATCTTCGCCTCGCGCTCATCACGGTCGGCGAGCAGGGAGGCGATGTTCTCGGGCGAGCAGGCGGCGATGAATCGGTTATCCGCCTCGCCGCTCGTAAACGGCGCTCCCGGTTGCGCGCTGCTGTAATACGTCTCTGTGATCGTCCGGCCCTTCGCGGTGACTCGGAACCGCACACGATGCAGCGGGTCGTTCTTGATCGGGTCGCTGTCGTGATGCCACGGCCCCGGCGTCGGCCCATCGGCCAGCGACTCGCGTATCAGCTTTTCGGCGTCGTTCATTCCGGCCGCTCCTTCGCCGCGAGTGTGCGGATAGCATCGGCGCAGTCGCTGCATGCCTCGTAATACTGTGTGTAGTCCTCTACGCCGGACGCGATTAGCAGGCACTGCTGTGCTGCCCTCTCGTAAGCCGCTGCCTCGATCTGCGCCTCGGCCGGCCCGGCCACCCAGAAGGGAGGCCTGCGCCCTTCCAGCATTGCCTGCACTTCGCCGAGGACCAGATCAACGTCAGTCGGATCGGCCGGAATGCGGCGCGGCGCGTGATTACTCTGCACGCGCTCGGCGGCAGCTTTGACGCGACTCAGCAATCCTGTGGGCCAACCATCGGCCTGCTCGCTCGCCGGCTGGTGCTCGGGCTGCGCATCCTTCGCCAGCGCGTCACGTTCTCTGATGAGACGCTCGATCCTGTCGGCAGCCTCACGCAAGTCCAGCATCCACTGCTGCTGTTCGTCGTCTTGCGGCGCGACGTGTTCGTGCGCCTCGGCGTGCGCTCGAAGTCGTTCGATCAGGTCAGTCATCATTGCGCTCCTGCTCGATCTGCGCGTCGATTGGTACAACGATCGTCTTGTGCGTCTTGGCGCAGTTCGCGCAGATCACGGCCCAGTCGCCGAGGTAGTCGAGCCGCAGCAACCAATCGTCGCTCTCCGGTTTTCCCTGTTCCTCGCCGGCCCATCGGAATGGCGCTTTGCGCTTCGCCCACTCGTTGTCGCGCCCCTGTTCGTAGTTCAGGTTCGCGTCGTAGAACACCTTGCCGTCGCACACGTCGCAGAGTCGATAATCAGCGGCTGCCATCACTTGTCCTTCGCCGCGAGCGCGGCTTCTGCCTGCGATACAGCCTCGTCAATCGCATCGCGTACTTGCGGCATTCCGCCGAAGTCGCGCAGCATCAACGTCGTCTTGCAAGCGGCCCGTAGCGCGTGGCGGGTGTCATCGCCGCTGCTCCCGGTGCGTCGTCAGCGCGTGCGGCTTGCGATCCACGCGATGTCGTCCATATCCGCGTCGGATAGGTCCCGGCATGCGAGGCGGGGCGAATCCCGCCGTTCCTTCGCCAGTTCGGCAATCAGCGCGTCGGCGTTCATCACAGCGAATTCGGTGATGTCCCGGTCGCGGAAGCCCTCACGTCGGATTGCGGCGAGGTTCGCCAGCAGCCCCTGCATCGCCATCGCGGCAATCAATTCGCGCTTCGACAGGCCGATTTCGAGCGCCGCCTCGTCGCGGATCGCCTTCTCAGCGTCGGTCATTTCGTCTCCCTCGCCTGCGCGAGCGCGGCGCGGGCAGCGGTCAGATCGCGCCCATTGACGAGGATCGTGTAGAGTCCCCCCGCCGAGTATTCCGGCTCGGCTCCGGCGAACGGTTCAAGCGCGGCCCGCAGCGCCTCGACTTCCGCCCGCAGTGCGTCGTTTTCTTTCAGACTGTCGGCGAGGAATGCCTTGCCGGCCCACTCGATGCTCTCTGCCGAAGGCGGGGCTGGCTGCCTGTCGATCGCGGCGCGTAGAAGGGTGATTTCGTCGCGTAGCGCATCCGCTCGATGCTTGCCGAGCCACCGCACCGGCGTAGGCCCGCTTTGCATCCAATCAGTCTTGTCGATCCATTCACGGCCGGTGACTTCCCACTGGCGCAGCCGGTCGATTTCGGCGAGCAGGGCGGCGATGTCATCGCTCTCTATCAACGTGGGCCAGTGCTTCAGCGCTTCGCGTATCCGCTTCTCGGCTTCGGTCATTTCGACTGCTCCTTCGTCATCAGCGAGCGGATGGCTTCGGCGCACTCTAGGTAATGCGGATACGCGCGGTTGTAAATCTCGATAGGCCCGGCACGCTTCTCGCACTCCTGCGCCGCAGCCTCGTATGCCGCTTGCTCGACGGCGCGTGCGAACTTGTAAGGGTCCATAGCGGTGAACCCCATCAACCGAATGATTTTCTCGATCTGCTCGTTGGTCATTTTGTTTCCTTCGCCGCGAGTGCGGCACGAGCAGCGTCAAGCGCCGAATCGAAGTGCGCTGTCGTCTGCCAACTTGACCAGTGCGTTGCTTCCAATCCAGCCACCAGATCGGCGAGCAGTTGCCACGCCTCGGTCGGCTCGCCCGACGCTGCTCTGCACTCGTTCAGAGCGTATTGCCGCGCGCACGGGACAGGCGGGTTGTCGTCCGGGTGGCAGGTGCAAAACCTTAGTTCGCTCGGCCCGCCTTCAATAGCCTTGCCGTATCCGATGCCATGGCTGCTTTCAATCGCCCGGACAAAAGCTCGCCGCTTGTCTCCCTGTGCGTCTCCGTATGTGAAATAGCCAAAGGGCTCGCCGATCTCGTCGATCCGCTCGTCGCTCAACGGCTCGCGCTTCGGCTCGGCCTGCGGTGCGGCATCGAGCACGCTGTCACACGTCGCCACGATTGCAGCGGCGAGCGCAGACTGAGCGTGTTCGACGTGCGCCCGGATGCTCTGCAATGCGTCGATCATGCGACTCGCGTCGGCCTGCGGCACGGCTGGCGCAGGGTGGGTGTATAACGCGACATGATCCGGGCGGATCAGGTAGTCATGTGCGTACAGCAGCACAGTCGCATCGTCTTGTCGAAGCGAGCGCAGGCCGTTCGCGGTCACATACCCGACCGGCTTCGCATCGGCGCAGGCGCGCACCCACGCGCAGAAACCCGGCACGTCGCAGTCCTCGAATCTCGGCGCTCCCGCCATCGGTTCAAGCGCATCGGCCAGCGCGCGGAGTTGATCAGGCGTCATGCTGCCCTCGCGAGTGAGTAGAGAACGTCGAGCGACTCGGCGTCGATCCCGCGCTCGCTCGCGATCTTCTGCGCG